CAAAACGAGAATCTGGATCACGAGGATGATCATCTGGATGGGGGTGAAGAAGACTCCCGACTGGCTAACAACACTGAGGCCGACACTGAGCTGAGCGGTGCCGAGACAGATGAGGAACGTGAGTCCATTCGTGAACGTCGTCGCCAGGAACGTCACAATCGTAAGCAGGCTCAGCGCAACCGGGAAGAAACCCTTCGTCGTGAACTCTCAGCTCGTGACAGCATTATCAACGAGCTGCGTCAGAAGGTTGACCTCATCGAGCGTCGTAACACCGGATCTGAAGCCGCCCAGCTGGAGAACGCCAAGAAGCAAGTAGCCCAAAGCTACAATTTCTTCAAGGACCAGATCCGGGTAGCCACTGAGGCTGGCAATGGTGCCGCGGTAGCCGAGGCCACCGAAAAGATGATTCAATCCCAGCGCAAGTTCGATGAGCTGGCGGGGTATGAGCGTAGCCTCAAGCAGCAACAGAATACTCCGCAACCCCTGGACCCCCGTCTGGCCAACCAGGCTGAATCCTGGATGAAGCGCAATTCCTGGTATGATCCGGGTGCAAAGGACCAAGATTCCGGTATTGTCCTTACCCTGGACCAGCGATTGGCTTCTGAGGGTTGGGACCCTACTACCAAAGAGTACTGGGATGAGTTGGACTCAAGAGTGAAAAAATATTTACCGCATCGCGCTATTCGTGGTAAAATTAGTGATACCAAGCCTCGATCTGTAGTTACTGGCTCGGGACGCGAAGCTTCTAATCCCCAGAGTGGGACTTTCAAGCTGTCGGCCGAAAGGGTTCAGGCCCTGAAAGATGCTGGCATCTGGGATGATCCCAAGCAACGGGCAGAAGCTGCAAAGCGTTTCCGTGAATATGACAAACAGAATCAAAGCTAATAGGAGCGATCTGAAATGAGTGAGAACAAAGTAATGGGTAGCGATGAAAGACTGAAGAAGTCTGCAGCATCCAATGTTCGTGGAGATCGTGACGAGGCCGACGCCTCACGCACTGAACAAGATGGTACCGCCCTAACCCGAGAAGAGCGCTTGGCAATGATCCGCTCTGAGTGGGCACAGGACGTGCTTCCACAACCCCCGGTTGACCCAGACTGGCATTACTGCTGGCTATCTACGACTAACTCTACCGATCCGATCTACAAGCGGATGCAAAAGGGTTATGAGCCTGTTAAGGTGTCGGAGATTCCCGGCTGGACTCAGTACAAGGTGGGTCAAGGGGAATTCGAGGGCTGTATTGCCTGCAATGAGATGCTTCTGTTTAAAATTCCCGAGGACCTGTATCAGGAGATCATGAAGATCTTCCATTACGATCGTCCCCTGGAAGAAGAAGAGATCCTCAAAGCCAATGCCGCCGAGAAAATTAGTACTCAAGATAGTGACGGTCGCAAGTTGGGTCAGATGGATGGTTTTGAAAACCTGGCCCGAAAAGTCCGTCCTCCACAATTTAGCTGAGGATTAAACAATGGCTCTTACTGCCTCCCCTTATGGCTTCCTGGCACGGAAGCACCCCTCGGGTCAATCTCGTGCCAATGCTTACACGCTGGTCAACACAGCCACCACAATTGGCTACGGTGACCCGGTTAAGCTTGGTACGGATGGCCTGATTGTTATTGCCGCGGCTGCTGATGACATCATCGGTATCTTCGCTGGCGTCCAGTATCGTGATGCCACTGGCAAACCCAACCTCTCCAAGAACTGGCCGGGCTCCACTGCAGGCGCTACGGACATTGTGGCTTACGTCTATGACGATGCCGAAAATATCTTCGAAGTGCAGGTTGGTGCTGGTGGTACTGGTTATGTGCAAGCTGTCATCGGTGCACAAGCCGACGTGGTTATTGCGGCCCCGAACGCTGTAACTGGCCAGTCTACCTCGTACCTGAATGCCACGCCTGAAGCCGGTGCAGCCCAGGGTCAGTTCCGCGTTATTGGCTTTGGTTCGGATGGCGTCTATGATGCTACCCTCAACCCTTTCCCAACCGTCCTGGTGCAAATCGCTCAGCATCAGTACATTGCCAATAAGGTAGGTATCTAATCATGGCCGGTACAATCATGCGTAGTACTCAGTTCCGGTCCATTGTTGAACCGATCCTGAATCAGTCCTTCGACGGCGTGTACGATCAACGTACCGACGAGTATAAGCAGGTATTTGCCACTGAAAATGGCATCGCTCGTGCTTATCACGAAGAAGTTGTTCTGTATGGCATGGGTGCTGCACCCAAGCTTCCCGATGGCCAAGCCATCACGTATGACGAGGGCGGCCAGCTCTACGTTCAGCGTTACACCTACGATGTGTATGGTCTTGCCTTCGCCCTGACGAAAGTCCTGGTAGAAGATGGCGATCACATTCGAGTTGGTTCCATCATGTCTAAGCACCTTGCTCAGGCCATGGATGAAACCACGGAAACGGTTACGGCTAATCACCTGAATCGTGCCTTCACTTCTGGTTACAACGGCGGTGATGGCGTTCCATTGATTTCTGCCGCTCACCCCGTTATCGGTGGCGTACAAACCAACGTTCTGACCTCAGCTGCCCTGTCTCAGACTTCCCTGGAGCAGTCTCTGATCCAGGTTCGTCAGGCCCAAGACAGCCGCGGCAAGCGTATTCGTTTGACGCCGAAGCAACTGGTCATTCACCCCAGCAACATGCTGACGGCTGAAGTCCTGCTGAACTCGGTTCTTCGTACGGGTACCAACAACAATGACCTGAACCCCATCAAGTCTGCTGGTACTCTGAAGAAGGCTGTTGTCATCTCCCGTATGACCTCACCGACAGCTTGGTTCGTTCAGACTGATGCTCGTGATGGCCTGAAGGTTCTCTGGCGTCGTAAGCTGGAGAAGGCCATGGAAGGCGATTTCGAAACGGATTCCGTTCGTTACAAGTCTACCATGCGTTTCGGCTCTGGCTGGACTGACTGGCGCCAAATGTTTGGCAACGCAGGTTCGTGATTGGGTTTATTTAACCAGTTAGTCCTGAATCTCAAGGAGATTTAAATGGGTACTTATGCTCAAGGCGCTCAGCAATCTGGCTCCACTCCGGTGGCTTCCCGTGATGCGGGCTTTGCCACTTTTGTCAAGGTCATTCCCGTGCAGGCCGCTGGCGCCGCCACTCTGGACATCACTACCCACCTTCCTGACGGTGCTCAGGTGGTGGATGTGCTGTTCGATACGGTCACGGCCCATACCTCGGCTTCGGCTACGATCGCTATTGGCTTCACTGCTGGTGGTACCGATCTGACGGCGGCCACGGATGTCAAGACCACTCCTCGTACTCGCCCCACGTTCACCTCGGCTCAGCTGACAGCTTGCGCTGCCCTGGCCCGTGACACGGGTCAAACCGACAAGGCGATTAAACTGCGTTTGGCACTCGGCACTCCGACTTCGGCTGGCTTGACCAACGTCAGCATTCTGTACACGCTGAAAACCAACTAAGATAGGGGGCTCCGGCCCCCTTCTTTAAAGGATTTAACATGAGTATGATCGCCCCCAAACTCGGATACTTCAACCAGGGAACCACCGCGGGTGCTCTCATTAAGCGGGGCCCCTCGGGGTTGTATGGAATCATTTCCACGGTCACTGGTGGGGCTGTAACCATCTATGACAACACCTCGGCCGCTGGTACCATCCTCTACACCAAGACCCTGGCGGTGGGTGACATCGTTCACTTTGGGGGTCTGGGAATCGCCGCGAAGAATGGCCTGTTCATTGTCGTGACCGGAACGGTCAACGTTCTGTACACCTAAGTCATGGCCACTTCGGGTACCATCGGAACCACCCGAATCAACACCGCGAAGCTGCTTGAAAAGTGTCTTCGCAGGATCGGGCTCAATCCACAGAACTTAGCTCCTGAGATAGTTACCAGCGCTCAGGAAGATCTCTTTATGCTCTTAATGAGTCTCTCTAACCGGGGGCTCAATTTGTGGTGTATAGACAAGCAGTTGATAACTCTGGCTCCCGGTCAGTCGGGGTATGACCTGCCTGTGGGGACTCTAAACATCCTGAACCTGCTTCAGGCCTCCCCCAGCTTAAGTACACCGGACTCAACCTCAGCTACGGCCACCAGCTATACCTCGATATTCACCGAGCCCACAAAACTTGTCCGTTATGGGGTCAGGTTCTCCCAGGTCCCGGTATCTTTTGACCTTCTGGGTTCCCCGGATGGCGTCCTTTGGGAGACTATTCAGGTCGTAACGGCCGTTACTGGGCTGCAGTGGTATGATGTAGATCCTGAGGCTAACTTTAGCTACTATAAGATCTCATCGGTAGATCCTCTGGTGGTGGATACGCTATACTTGGCCAACAGCGTTCGTGAGATTGCGGTATCCCAGTTCAACCGAGATGACTATGCCAATCAGCCCAACAAGACCTTTACCTCTGGACTGGTCACTAGCTTCTACTTTGAAAAGCTGATCAACCCCAGAATTCAAACCTGGCCAGTTCCTAATGATGAGATCAATCATCTGGTGCTCTTCCGTCATCGCCAGCCTCAGGATGTCGGAACACTGACTCAGGAGATTGAGATTCCCTCACGCTGGTATGAGGCTATCACCTGGCAGTGGTCAGTCAGACTGGCTTTTGAGCTTCCGGGGGTAGATCCCGCCCGTAGAGCTGAGGTCATCCAAATGGCCGGACAGATGATGGCTGAGGTAGAGGGAGGCGAGACTGATGAGGCTCCAATCTACTTTGCTCCACGTATAGGGTGCTATACTCGATGAGCCTTTATATTACACCCTCCACTAAAGGTACCGTAGCAATTGCGGTCTGTGACAGGTGTAAGCGTAAAGTTCCTTATGATGAGCTTCGACCAGATGGAAACAGTCCGGGGTTGAGAGTGTGTGGTAATTCTGGGTGCTGGGATAATAAAGACCCATATAGACTCCCAGTTAGAAAGTCCGAGATCATTTCCTTAAGACATCCTAGACCTGACGAGGATTTGGAGTAGTATGACAGCGCAAGCCATGACTTATGATAGCTTAGTTCAGGATGTCACTGACTACTGCGAACGATCGGATGAGCCCTTTATCAGGCAGATTCCACGATTCCTGATGATGGCTGAGAATCGGATAGCCTCCGAATCCAAGCCACTGGGCTTTCTTCGCACGATGAGTGGAACGCTGGCAGGCAATGTGCTGGTTAAGCCCAATCGCTGGAGGAAGACCAAGAGCTTTAGCTTAATCGTCGGAGCCGAGCGGAAATACCTATATGAGCGGGGTTATGAATACTGTCGCTCTTACTGGCCAGACCCCGTTAAGGTGGATACTCCCTATTACTACTCGGACTATGACTATGAGCATTGGTTCATCTGCCCAACCCCTGATCTTCAGTATAGCTTCGAGCTTCAGTATTACGAGCGTCCAGAGCCACTAAGCTCTACCAAGCAAACTAATTGGACTACTCAGTATGCACCCCAGGTGCTGCTGTATGCTACGCTAATGGAGGCCATGCCCTGGCTTAAGACCTCAGAGCGCATTCCCGAGTTTCAAGCTCTGTACACTCAAGCTCTGTCCTCCATCACTAAAGAGGATCAGGAAAGAATAATCGACTCTGCAGCGGTAAGGAGCTAAGATGAGTTTCACAGATGTATTTGGCAATCAAACACTCCCCCCAGCTGAGTATGGGTACAACGCGCTCGTGCTTGCGGGTAATCTAACCGTCTTCTGGCCCTACAATGTAAGCGACACGGATCTTACGATTGCCAAGATTACTGAGGCTTCCTGCGCCTTGGGGAACATTCTCACGCTACCTGATGCACGCGAGGTTTCGGTAGGCGAGGATTTCCTGATCCGGAACACCGGGGCGAACCCGCTTCAGATCAACAATGCACTGGGCGTCGTGGTCTCTACGGTACAGCCCGGAGCAGCTAACTACTTCTACCTGACGGATAACACCACTGAAGGTGGCCTGTTCTCGGTCATCGGATTTGGTGTCGGCACTTCAACCGTGGATGCAGCTTCGCTGGTCGGTTATGGCATCAAGGCAATCGGGGCTTCACTGAACCAGAC